TCAACTTGGATACGGCCAGTAATTAAACAAATACGTAACAACACAACTGGTTGGTTGCTATCTAAGGAGAGCTAAAATTATTCTTATTGATTATTCTCAAACGGCATTGAATTCTATTCTGTCGTTTCAACGTGAACTTCGTGGTGGTGACGAGCAAATCATTAATCTGATTCGTCATATCATCCTGAATACCATTCAATCGTACAAGAAAAAGTACGGCAAAGAATATGGTGAGATCGTAATCTGTTGCGATGCCGGTAACTATTGGCGTCGTGACTTCTTTCAATACTACAAAGCCGGCCGTAAGAAAGCTCGTGAAGAATCTGGTCTTCCTTGGAAGCTTATTTTTGACACGATCAATCAGACTCGTGAAGATCTGCAAAACTACTTCCCTTACAAAGTTCTGCATGTGAATCGTGCCGAGGCTGATGACATCATTGCAGTTCTGTCTAAGTACACTCAGGAAAATCTGTTTGTGCAAAAGGGCATCATTGAAGAACCTCAACCTGTGTTAATCGTCTCTTCTGATCATGACTTTATGCAGCTTCATCGCTTTGACAATGTTCGTCAATGGAGCCCCCGTGTTAAGAAGTTCATCAAGGCTGAAAAGAACTACATGACTGACGGTCACATTGAGCACATTGTAAAAGCAGGTGACGATGGTATTCCATCTATCCTGAATGCTGACGATGCTATGATCGTTGAAGCACGTCAAAAGCCGGTGTCTGCAAAGCGTCTGGCTGAATTCAAGGAAAAAGGTTTCAATGCATGTCGTGACGACACTGAACGTCGCAACTGGCATCGCAATCAAACGCTGATCGACTTTCAGTATATTCCGGAAGAAATTAGCAATGCAATCATTTCTGCCTATATAGATACTAAGGTGGTGAATGATAAGAATCAGATCATGAATTATTTGATTAAGAATCGTTGCCGTGAATTGCTAAACAACCTGGAAGATTTTTGACATGACAAAGTATGTAACTGAAATGCTGCAGGAGATCAATGACGATCCTACTAAACTTGAGAAATACAAGTCTAATCAGGCTCTTCATATTCTTCTGAATTTTGCTTTCCATCCTAATGGAAAGTTCCTTCTGCCTGAAGGTGAGCCTCCATTCAAACCCGATGCGGCTCCAATTGGTATGTCTCCAGCAAATCTGTTGATGGAGATCAAGAGGTTCTATGTGTTTGTGCGTAAAGACATTAAAAGTGTTAGACGAGAACAACTGTTCATTCAGTTGCTTGAGTCAGTTCATCCGAGTGAAGCTAAACTTCTGATCGCTATCAAAGATCAAAAGCTTACTAAGCTCTATAAGAACATCACTCACAAACTCGTGTATGATGCAGGTATTGTAAAGGCTCCACCCCCAGCAGCACCAGCGAAGAAGACGGTAAAAAACGTCTCTACCTCGGAAGCATCCTAAAGTTCTTTGAGAAAAAGAAACCGCCTCCGAGGTGGGAAGTTTACGATAAATCGTAAATATGTTATAATACATTATGAACTCAGTGCTTGACATTCTCAACGAAATCTCTTCGACTCCTTCTCGCCTTGAGAAGGAGTCTATCCTTTTACGTGAAAAAGACAATCAGGTCTTGAAGAAAGTTTTCTTCTTGGCCTATGACTCTTTCACGCAGTTCTATCAACGCAAGATTCCAGCGTACACTCCCGCTCAAAGCAATCAAGCAGATAGTCTTGACGCAGTGTTGGATAGTCTATCTGTGTTGAGCACTCGTACTGTTACCGGCAACGAAGCGATCGAATTTCTTACTAAGCTTCTAAGCTCGTTGGTTGCTGACGATGCGAAGGTTCTTGAGCGAGTAATTAGCAAGGATTTGAAGTGCGGTGCGTCCGAATCCACTGCGAACAAGGTATGGCCTAATCTCATCTATGAGTATCCGTGCATGCTTTGTTCTAAGTTTGACGACAAACTCGTACACAAAATCAAGTATCCTGCTTATGCACAGATGAAGATGGACGGCATGCGATTCAACGCTGTCGTCGTTGACAACAAAGTAACTTTCTTCAGTCGTAATGGTAAACCTCTTGACCTGCTTGGTCACTTGGAAGAAGAATTCATAGCTCTGGCTGGTGGTTTAAACCTAGTGTTTGACGGTGAACTTCTCGTCATGTTCAGTGGCGATTATCAGTTTGCTGATCGTCAAACGGGTAATGGAATTCTTAACAAAGCTAGTAAAGGTACGATTAGCGACTATGAAGCTAGTCTCGTTCATGCTAGTCTTTGGGATGTAATTGATTATGATAGTTTTTTGCAAGGAGCGTTGCTTGGTATCACATACGAAAAGCGTTGGTCAGTTCTCAAAGAACTCGTGGATGGACAGTCAAAAGAAAACAAGCGCATCTGGACAGTCTACTGTCAAGAAGTCAAATCACTGGCTGAAGCCCAATCAGTATTCCAAGGTCTATTGGCCGATGGGCACGAAGGTATCATCCTAAAGAGCAAGAGTGGTCTTTGGGCGAACAAGCGTTCCAAGGATCAGATCAAGTTCAAAGGTGAGTTTGAGTGCGATCTGCTCGTCACTAGCATTCAACCTGGAACCGGCAAGTACGAAGGAATGATTGGTGCGCTGATCTGTGAAACTCGTGATGGTATCCTTAAGGTTGATGTTGGCACTGGTCTAAAAGACCATGATCGTGCACGTCAAGATTTGATCGGGAAAATTATCTCAATCAAGTATAATATGAAGATCAGCAATAAACAAGGTGAACACTCTTTGTTTCTACCTGTTTTTGTTGAAGTACGTGACGATAAGAACTCAGCAGATTCATTTGGAGATATTGAATGAGTACATATTTCTCAAAATTACCACCGCCAATGATTGACTATGACACTTATTATGGTGGACATCCACAGATGACGGATTATCCTATTAAAGGCATAATGATCACAACTGAAAAGGAATTCTCAGATCTACTTTTTAATAGAGCTGAAACAAATTCAGATGTCATTAAATTAGACATGATTAGAACACTTGCAGAAGAAATCTTTAGAGCAAACTGCGTTGAATTCACGCATCAAGCTAATATATCGTACGCGTCTCGCATTGTGAGAGCAAGAATTTTCTGCGTGCCAAGTCAGGATGTACAACTTCTTAGAACATTGAAAAGCTAATATGCCTTTATACGAAATCGACACAATCATAACCTATCGATTGAAGTACGTGATTGAGAGTAAAGAAATGACTGATGCATTTGATGAGATCAAATCAAACACTGGGTTTGATGAAATCTCTCAGCGCTTTCTTGGTGAGCAGATCACAGGTGGTCGTGAAATCACTATGGATGAATTTCACTCTTTGCTTCGTCGCCTCAAGAACGATCCTGCTGAATTTAGCTCAGCTCACATGGGAGTTCTAGGTATTCATAAAATTAATTATGAAAAAAGTGAAAAAAGTTCTCCAGAAAGTGGAGAGAGCGTATAAATAAAACAAACGGAGAATTTAATGCACTTACATCACATACCTTTAGCTGCCAAAACAGTCTATGACTTTAATAGTCAGGTATGCGCACGCCCAGCTTCAAGAATTGAATGGGGATGCCACACAGGGTAAGAGCACTATAGTACATTAGTTAACTCAAGGCCCTGAAGGTAAAAGTTCAGGGCCTTAGTGTTTTATGGTGTACAATAATTCGTAGTTGGTGTACAATACAACTTCTGGTTAGGAATAGTCCTCCAGAACAAACGGTAGAAAAAAAAACAGTGTACAATAATTCGTAGCTGTGATACAATCTACCTCTGATCTTTAAAAATTTGTAGAGCATCTTGGTTAGACGAAAGTCTAACCGATGGTATCCTTGACAAGTAAGTGCTAGTCTTTGTGCTAGCCTACTGCTTGTCGAGGGACCATATTGAAGAGCATTCTTGTGTTCTTCAATATGTTGGGGCATAGCTTAGTCTGGCCTAAAGCAACGGTCTTTGAAATCGTGATCACTGGTTCGAATCCAGTTGCCTCTGCCATTTTTTTTTCTTTTCACTGGAGAATGACATGAAACGTGCTAAACGTTAGTGTCGTCTTAGATCCCATCGTATGGTCTAGGGCGGCACGTAAAATCAACTTAATACGTACCTCCCTGACTGGCGTTAATGGTTAGCGTACCGGACTCTTAATCCGTGGGGTGTAGGTTCGAATCCTACGTCAGGGACCATACAATGGGATCATGGTGAAATGGTTATCACAGCAGACTTTTAATCTGCCAGTTTCGGGTTCGAGTCCCGGTGGTCCTACCATATAAAAACACATTGACCAATCGGTTTAAGAGGTCGCCGAGGTAGTGAGAACTACGTATAGCCTCGTCAGTGTGTTTCTATATGGTTTTTCAATAGTAATGGAAGCGTGGCAGAGCCCGGTTTATTGCACTAGTCTTGAAAACTAGCGATCTGTAAAAAGGTCCGTGAGTTCGAATCTCACCGCTTCCGCCAATCAATGCGTGCATAGTTTAATGGTAAAATCAGACGTTGCCAACGTTTAGTTGAGAGTTCGATTCTCTCTGCCCGCACCAAGTTTTAGGATAGTTTCAGCAAAAAAGCTTATGCTTAGTGCAATGGTAGCACATTCGTCTGATACACGAAAATTGTAGGTTCGATTCCTATAGCAAAAACGCTATCCTGTTTTATTAGGAGTAACATATGCCAGCTGTGTTTTTAGTAAGTGATACGCACTTTGGTCATGCAGGTGTATGTCGCTTTTTACGTAATGATGGAACTAAGCTTCGTCCTTGGGATAATCCTGAAGAAATGGACGAGGAAATGGTGAAGCGTTGGAATGAAACTGTTCGTCCAAATGACAAAGTTTATCACCTTGGTGATGTTGTGATTAATCGTAAGGCGTTGAGTATTCTTCATCGTTTAAACGGTGACAAGGTTCTCATTAAGGGTAACCATGACATCTTTAGGCTTGAAGATTACACGACTCACTTTAGAGATGTTCGCGGCTATCATGTGATGAACAACTTCATATTATCACACGTTCCGGTACACCCTGATTCAAAGGGTAGATTTGCAGGTAACATACATGGTCACCTTCATTCAAACAGAGTAAGGTTACCACGTGGTTACGATGTAAAAACAAATCAAATTCTTTACAGCGATGATGTAGATCCTTGGTATGAATGTGTTTGTGTTGAGCAAACTGACTTCAGACCGATCTTGTTTGAAGATGTAATGAAGAGAATTGGAGCGCGGGCAGGACGGTAATGCAGCGGATTGCTAATCCGTAGATCGCCTTAAAACGATCACAGGGTTCGACTCCCTGGCGCTCCGCCAAATTACCTCAGTAGCTCAGTGGTAGAGCAGCGGATTTATACCCCGTCAGCGCCAGATAAGCGGCAGGTCGTGAGTTCGAATCTCACCTGAGGTACCAAGTCGATATAGCTCAGTTGGTAGAGCGGCAGACTGAAAATCTGCGCGTCGGTGGTTCGATTCCACCTATCGGCACCAAGTTATGGCTAGATGGCCGAGCGGTCAAAGGCAACGGATTGCAAACCCGTAAAGTCGTCAGTTCGAATCTGACTCTAGCTTCCAAACAGTGTACAATAAATAACGATTGTTGTATAATACTAAAATAGTGTTTAAAGAAAAACGCGGACGTGGCGTAATTGGTAGCCGCACTGGATTTAGATTCCAGCGAGTAAAATCGTGTGAGTTCGAGTCTCACCGTCCGCACCAAATATCAAAATAAAAAAGTCCCGCGACACTTGTTGCCACATTCCCTAGTGGTTAGCAGTGCACCAGCGCGCTATATGACCACGGGCCGTGCCAGGCGCATATAGGTAAAACATACGAGTGATGGCGGACTTCGTATGCGGACGTCTAGGCCTGAGGATTGTCGTCCAAGTTAACCGGAACAACATAGCCCCTGACGCTATGCCGAGATTCAAAGACAGTATGAAGTCAGTTTAGGGGCTGGCTCCATATTTAAGCATACTAAACCTCACGCTGAGTCGTATAAAGGTATGATCCAGGTAGTAGTATGCTTAAATATGGTGTCTATAGTGTAATGGTAGCACCCAACTCTGTGAAAGTTGTAGAATGAGGTCGATACTCATTAGACACCCCAAAATTTGGATCCTTAGCTCAGCGGTAGAGCAACGCCCTTACAAGGCGAAGGTCAAAGGTTCAATCCCTTTAGGATCCACCAGTTATGCCCGAGTGGTGGAATGGTAGACACAGGAGACTTAAAATCTCCCGCTTATGGCGTGCCGGTTCGAGTCCGGCCTCGGGTACCACATTCTGGCCATAGTTCAACGGATAGAACATCTGCCTTCTAAGCAGTCAATCCAGGTTCGATTCCTGGTGGCCGGACCAATATTACTTTAGTATTCAACTATGATTGTACAAATATTCGTAGTTGTTGTATAATTACTCTATCAAATCAACAAGGATAGAGAATGACTAAAGATCAAACTCACATAATCGATGGCGTAAAGGTTACACTTTGTGCTTATCGTCAACCGCGTAAATCTGAGCGCACCTTTGACATCAACAAATCTAAGTACACACCTTGGGCACAGACTGTTTCCAAGTATGTTCGTGGTTCTCGTGGTGTTCTTGGTACGCTAGAAAAAATTCCCGGTTTCGGTGTTCAATAAATCGTAGATGTGGTATAATACCAATCTACACTGCTGATAAAGCAAACGTTCTTTAAAAATTTGTAGAGCATCTTTTGTGCTCGGTTCGACTATCGGTTAGGTCGCTAGACTTTCAATCTGGAAAGACGGGTTCGACTCCCGTACCGAGTACCATAAGAAACTGCACTAGCTCGCACCATGACGGCGACAGGAATTTATTCCGGCCACGGCGGTAGACGATAGTGCGGTTCCTTATGGTAAAGTTTTTGGAGGTCTTGATGCTATGGTGTGTGCATCCCGGGACTGTAAATCCCGTCCCTCGTGGTAAACATTCGCGGTTCGAATCCGTGGACCTCCACCAAAATGTCGGGCTTATAGCTTAATGGTAAAGCAGCCGACTCTAAAAGTGCATTTTTATAAATAGTAAAAAGCATGGAGGAGTTTATGCCAAACCAATGGACTAAAGCAAAAGAGTTAGGAATTACTCTGACAGTTTCTGATGAAACTAGAAAGAAACTGTCAGAGGCTTCTAAGAAACAAAAACATTCTGAAGAAACCAAAAAGAAAATTTCTGAAGGAATTAAAAAAGCTATTGAACGAAACCCAAACGCATATACCTCTTCGAATAGAGGTAGAACTAAGGAAATCGTTTATAATGGAATTAAATTTCAAGGCAGATGGGAATTAGAATTCTATCAGTTCTGTGAAAGCAATAACATACAAATATTACGTTCTAACGAATGGTTTGAGTATGAATGGAATGGTACACGAAAGTATTTTCCCGATTTTTACCTTCCAGAACATGATTTGTATGTTGAAGTAAAAGGTTATGAAACTGAAAGAGATCATGCTAAGTGGTCTCAGTTTCCAAATAAACTCAAAGTAGTAAAGCAAAACGAAATATATGCTATGCGAAAAGGTAAGTTTAATTGGGCTGATAGCTTAGCGTCCTAAAGCAGTGGCCTCATAAGCCATTGATCCTGGGTTAGAATCCCAGTCAGCCCACCAGTTCATCACGCCTCGCAGCTGATGTCAATCTAGTCATATGGACTAGCGTATCATTCGGGTCAACACACGTTGGCTTTTTCGGTACCTACGTAAAGGTACGGCTAAAGTTCGTAATGCCACATTTTTTGGGCTGTTAGTGATAATGGGAGCACGTCGCCTTTGCACGGCGAAGGTAAGAGTTCGATTCTCTTACGGTCCACCAATTTAGGTTTCAAAGTGTTCATGGACGCACGCATGCCTGTCACGCATGAAGAAGGGGATCGTTACCCCTTGGAACCGCCATATAAAAGCACATTGCCTTCTGGTGAATGAGATAACAATGCTCATAACAAAAGTCCATGTAGTGTGCTTCTATATGAATACCCCGTTAGCTCAATGGTAGAGCACTCGGCTGATAACCGAGAGACAGAGGATCGTTACCTCTACAGGGTACCAAATTTAGGTTAGGTTCAGCAAATAAAAAGCATTCAACTTGTAATTGAAACCGCAAAAACTAACCTGTTATGGTGATATGACGTAGACGGATGCGTAGCGGTCTCATAAGCCGACGAGGTTGGCTCGGTACCAACTATCACCACCATGTACAATAAATCATACTTGTTATATAATACAAGTATGCGCCCTCTTAAGCATAATTGTAGTGCTCCGGTTCTGTAATCCGGCGGCGGGAGTTCGATTCTCTTAGGGGGCACCAAACAATTCTCGGTGTAGTATAACCTGGTAGTACCCATGCTTTGGGAGCATGTTGCGGGGGTTCAAATCCCTCCAC